TTAGTTGGAGGATGTGTTACAATAGAGTTGTGGGATGATAAATTTATAACAATGTATGAAATGTGGCATATGTGATGACTGATCTTTGTAACGTGCGAATAATAGGTAATAAAAGTAAAAAGTATGCAGTTACTTGGAATACTCATCTAACTGGCTTAAATGTTTATAGCCCTAAGGTACATCTACTGCTTAAGATGATATTAGATGATGTTAAATCATATGAAGTTGGTATTATATTAAGTGACAATAATGTATTGTGGTTGAGTTCATATCTGCGAAGCACCTTGAGCGATAATACACTAAAAGAATACCTTGAGCGAGTTGCTAGGGTTTATGACGAGACTCAAATACTAGGTGCTGTATTTGATAACACCAATGACGTAGATGTTTTCACTAAACGCCTTGAACAAAAGTACATATGGCATATACTAAAGAAATGAGAAAATAAAATGGATATTATGATAGATATTGAAAGTTTGAACACGACACCAGATTGTGTGATTCTTACAATTGGTGCAGTGTTGTTTGACCCTCGTGGTCAGGGAATTGTTAGCAAGATTGAAATTAGACCTACGATTGAAGATCAAACAGAGATTTACAATCGTAGTGTCAATGATGCAACTTTAAACTGGTGGAGTGAACAAAGCCCAGAAGCTATTGAAGAAGCTCTAGGTGATCAAGATCGTGTACCATTTAGGGAGGCAATGGAACAACTGTCTGCTTTTTGTTGGAATCACGGTAAGCCATGGAGTCATGGCGCTCCATTTGACATTGTAGTTATGGAACATGCTTGGCGACAGCTTGGTAAAATACCACCTTGGTCGTTTGGTAATGTCAGAGATACACGAACATTGTTTGATATCACCGGTGTTAGTCTTAGAGACGGTAATCATATTACGACACACAAGGCAGTAGAAGATGCTGAAAGACAAGCAATTGTAGTGCAGCAAGCATACATGAAGTTAATGAAAGCAGGATTGGTTCAACCACGATGAGAATAGATTCAGACGTTGACATTGATTTTGCCGATAGATCAAAAATATTACAGTGTATAAAATACACAAGCGCGGCAATGCGTAATGTTAATCCTATTCGCAAACATGCAACTGGTGTATATGTTACCCCTATTCCCTATGACCCTATCAATGACATAGCTAGTATTGATTATACAGTAGCAGAAAAGCGCGGATACTTTAAACTAGACTTATTGAATGTTCATGTCTATGAGAATGTCAAAGATGAACAACATCTCAATGAATTAATGGTTGACCCCGATTGGAGTAAACTTAAGGATAAATCTTTTGTTGAGAAACTAATTCACTTGAATAATCAGTATTACAACTTAGTGAAGATGCCAGAACCCATAGACAGTATCCCAAGATTAGCAATGTTTCTAGCAGTTATTCGTCCTGGCAAAAAGCATTTAATCGGGAAAACTTGGAGTGAGATTAGTAAAACAGTGTGGGATAAGGGTACAGATGGGTATGTGTTCAAAAAAAGTCATAGCCTAGCTTACAGTCAACTGGTTGTGGTACATATAAACCTCTTAGGACAGTCGCTTAACTAGTGTTATGGATCTTCTTTTTGAGCGGCGCTTACCTAAATCACTCATACTACAAATTGGACCGTGAACTACGATTAAACTCTTATTATTGAATGTTCTTAGATATGGTTTAAAAATGGCCCAATCATCCTTTAAGAACAAATTAATTGGGATAAGACGATTTGATTCCCACCACCAAATTTCTCCTAGTTCTAGGAACTTTTCTTTTATACTACTGTCTGCAATAGCACCGTAATCGTATATAGTGGTAACCATGTCATCACGATTTTGAACGATTCCAACATAATCCTGACTGGCATAGGAGCAAACGGTGATGAACGGGTGTAGTTCTGTAAGTTTCCTGAAGAATTCGTTTTGTATCATTGTTTTAGTTAACAGTTTATTTATCGGGTAACCAAAGATATTCAAATTAATATAATAGACTAAATATGTGATAGGAGCCTACATTTGTGTATTCAACATCAGTATTTTATTACCTTCAGCGCAACATTGTTGTACTATTGTCAGGCTATTCACCGAGGAGATATATGCCACAATACGCCAAACCCCTAACCCTACATAAGGGTGTGGATAATCAGATCCAGTTCCAGTTCATAAATCAAGAGCAGCGGCCCATTGACATTACCGGAAAAAGCATAACTTGCCGTATATTAAATTATATGGGTAATGAAATTCTATTGCAAAAAGCATTGACATTACAATTTGCTGCTACGGGTATCTGTGCGTTATTCTTAAATGCTGCGGATCTTGAAGGGATTGAGGCTCAGAAATGCTATTACACTTTGGAAATTCCAGTCAATGAATTTGACTTCCCTGTATTTGTAGATCAAAACGCCGGCGCCCGTGGTGTAATGAATATTGTTAATAGTGTATTACCTAACTTTGTCCCATCATATTTTATTACAATTCCAACTGGTCAACAATTCCCAAATACACCAAACAGCAATGGAAGTAGTCTAACCTATACTACAAGTGTACTAAGTACCAGCAATAATCCAATATTGACCATACAAACTGAATATATTGAATTTTACGGCAATACAACCATTCAAGGTAGCAGTATCGTAGATAACAACTGGTATAACATTGTAACTACTCAAGAAGTATCTAATGTTACACAAACGGTTGGATATGTCATTCAAGGATTCCATCCTTATATCCGAATGCAATTTACCAGCAATGCAGGTGCTGTAACTAATATATTGACCAGATAATTTGCTTTAACATTTCTATTGTGTTACACTCAATAGATGTTTGATATCCTGTCTATATTACCTGGCAAAAAGAAACAAACAAGCTCGGGCTGGACCAGTTTTAATGCTATCTGCTGTACCCACTTTGGTCACAGTCAAGATAAAAGAATGCGCGGTGGTATCAAGTTTGATGGTGCTAACTGGACGATGCATTGTTTTAATTGCGGGTTCAAATGTAACTTTGTATTAGGCCGTTCAATAAGTACTAAAACTCGCAATCTATTAGTTTGGTGTGGCGTTGATGATCAACAAGTCAAGCGATGGAGTTTAGAAAGTTTACAACAAAAGGACTTGATAGACTTTACTCAACACAAGAAACAACAGATAAAAATCAAGTTTAATGATCACATACTCCCTGAAGGTGAGATTGTAGATAGTAATAACCCATTGCACAAAGTATATGTAGAATATCTGCAAAGTAGGAAGATAGATAGTAATGATTATCCTTTCTTAATTACCCCAAATGAAATAGGTAGGATGGCAAATAGGGTAGTAGTCCCTTACACTTATAAGAATAAGATTGTAGGACATACTAGCAGATTTCTAGATAACAAAATTCCCAAGTATATCAATGAACAACAACCGGGGTATGTGTTTAATATTGACATGCAGAAACCAGAATGGCAAGTATGTCTAGTAACAGAGGGTATATTTGATGCATTAAGTATTGATGGGGTAGCATTAATGCATGATGATATAAGTAGCGATCAATCATTGTTGTTAAGTACCTTAAACAAACAAATTATACTAGTTCCAGATAGAGATAAGACAGGACTAACATTATGTGATAAAGCACTAGAATTGGGTTATAGTGTTAGCTTACCTGATTGGGATAGTGATGTTAAAGATGTAAATGATGCAGTCGTTAAATATGGTAAGCTACCTACACTATTAAGTATACTACAGAGTGCAACTAATAGTAAAATCAAAATAGAAATGAGAAGGAAGAAAATTGTCAAAGCAGGAAACTAAAAAGCAGTTGGAATATACAGCCGATGTTCAGAAACTATTTCTGAGGATGATGATAACCAACGCGGAATTGTATACCCGTGTTATGAATATTATGAACAGTGAGAACTTTGAGCGTTCTCTACGCCCGGTGGCTGAGTTGTTTAAATCACATACAGACAAATATAGAGTATTACCGGATACAACACAGATTAAAGCAACAACTGGTATAGATATTGATCCTATTCCAGAATTAAATGATGGGCATTTTGAATGGTTCTTTGATGAGTTTGAATCATTTACCAAACGGCAAGAACTAGAACGAGCGATTCTTAAAGCAGCAGACTTGTTAGAGAAGGGTGAGTTTGAACCAGTTGAGAAACTAATCAAAGATGCGGTACAGATTAGTTTACAGAAAGACATGGGTACGGATTACTTTGCTGATCCAAAAGGTCGTATTAATAAGTATTTTAATTCAGGTGGACAAGTATCTACTGGTTGGCCACAGATGGATCGTATTCTGTATGGTGGAATGAGCAGAGGCGAATTGAATATTTTTGCAGGCGGCAGTGGTTCAGGTAAAAGTTTGGTGATGATGAATATTGCATTAAGTTGGATTCAAGCTGGTATGAGTGGGGTATACATCACACTAGAATTGAGTGAAGAATTAACTTCATTGCGTACAGATGCTATGTTGACTATGATGGGTACAAAGGCGATTCGCAAAGACATTGATACCACAGAACTTAGAGTTAAAATGGCAGGCAAAAAATCTGGTAAGTATCAGGTTAAGAATTTTCCTGCCCAAAGTAATGTCAATGACATTCGTGCTTATTTGAAAGAGGTGCAGATTCAAACCGCAATTAAGATTGACTTTGTTATGGTTGATTATCTTGACTTGGTTATGCCAGTATCTGTCAAAGTTAATCCAAATGACCAGTTTATTAAAGACAAGTATGTTGCGGAAGAATTGCGTAATCTAGCAAAGGAACTTGGTGTCTTGTTAGTTACTGCAAGTCAGTTGAATCGTAGTGCTGTTGACGAACAAGAATTTGACCACAGTCATATTGCAGGTGGTATCAGTAAGATTAACACAGCAGATAATGTGTTTGGTATTTTCACAAGTCGCAGTATGCGTGAACGCGGAAAGTATCAGATCCAGTGTATGAAATCCCGCAGTTCAACGGGTGTAGGAATGAAGATTGATTTAGAATACGATGTTGAAACCATGCGTATTAGTGATTCAGGAGGTGAGGGTGAGGATAGTTATGCTCCAAAATCTAGTGCAAATGACATTATGAGTACATTAAAACCACAATCTACTGTCTCTGGCTATAGCGTTGATCAAGCCACAGGTGAAATAACAATTGCACCATTGACTAGGACCGTACATGCTGATGCACAGGGAGCTAAGTTAAAATCTTTATTGAACTCTCTAAAGAAATAATTATTTGATAATCGCATAAATACAAATAAGATAATTATATGCAAAAACAAACCCGATCCCTGCTGCAGGAATTAGAAGCACTAGGAAATAATCGTGATACTAGTCACATTATTGAGAGTAGAGCCCATAATATCATAACCAGTGCAATTAATTTACTTGAGTTAATTAGTAAGCACTATCCAGAAGAGCAAGCACAGATATTAGAGCGAAAGCTATTGAGTGCGATTAAAAGCAAGGATCAGCAAAGATTTGCTAAATCATTAAAGAAAAAGCCGTGAAATTGAATGAAATGAAATACCGAAGCCAAAGAGTTCAACAGGCTATGGCCAGTCAACAATAACAATCCAAAATAACAACCCAAAACCTACTTTTTTGTAATAAATGATAAATAATTCTTATGAAGCAACAGGCTTCAAAACATTTAAGGATTTAAAAAATGGCACAATTTACAAAAACAAATGGCGACTTGCTACCGGTAATCAACTTTGATTCACCTGCATACACAAACAGTGGTGCAAACGCAGTTAGCACAGCTAACACCGTTCAACCACAAGGTCCTAAGCTAGACTTCTTCACAGTTACAGCTAGTGGATCAAGTGCATTGACTGGTACTCAAGTTAGCTTGATCATCCAAGCTACACAACAGTTAGCTACAGTTTATATATATGAGTTTACAACTGCAGGTCCTGACACATTGGCAATGGCTGTTTATCCAGTCGCTGCATGGACAACTACTACATTGAACGCAGCGGTCGTTGCTGCATTGACTGCAGGCGGTGCAGCTAATACCACTGTAACAACAGCTACAGCTACATTCACAGGTTAATCAATATCTGTATAAAAGAACCCTGGAATTTCTAGGGTTTTTTTACGGCTGTTAAATAGTAGTATGAGTTACACCTTCCGTTGCTATACCTTATTTGATATCACACAGACGAAAGTACTCAATCGGCATCGGCCTGTACAGGATCAAGATGTAAAAGAATGGATGCATAAACGCAATACTCAATGCAATTTTGATACCATACAACAAGCAATATCATTGCGTAGCCAGCCCGAAGTAGTTCGTTTTCCTGAAAGAATTGATATAAGATTTAATGAGTTCACTGAGTTTGGATTTTTGTTTGAACAATTAGAAAACGAATCTTATCCCTGCTGGTCATTTGATTTTACAGTTCAACACCCCAGTGTGTTTTATGACGGGGTAAATGAATTAGGATCATTGTATCGTGATTGCGATCAGGTTCCTATGATCAAATGTCACACAGAATGGAAACAACTTCCTGCATTCTTAGACTCAAGCGATGAACTAAGAAATATATATTTTAAAGTATTAAAAAATGATTAGTGATAAACTTTTACACAAATTAGAAAAAACAGTATCCAAAATGGATTTGAATAAGTTAAGTGAACTATCCATAATGCAAGGACCAGATGGTTCTTATTTTCTGTTTAACAAATATACAATTAGAAAAAATAACGATTGTTTTATAGTAATAAAAGATAGTATAGCAGGAAACAAATCCTTCAATATATTAAAGAATGCCGTGGCCTGGTGTACATTTGATCAACAAAACAGCTTATATGAATCCAATCGTATATTGACCCTAGATAACAACTTAGCCAGTGTAGATAGCGAGATTCAAATACATCAACATCTGGCGAAAAGGGCTAAAAATTTAGAAGAAAAATTAATTTATCTTGCTAAAATGGGAGAGGAAAAGATGGAACGAAAGCACATTACTGAAGAATTAGCTGGATATGTGACTAGTTCTAGAATTTGGCAAAATAAACGGTTGAACAAATCCACACATTAAATAAAGAAAAGATAAATATATTATATATTTCTTTGGAAAACAAATATGAAACTAACCGAACTAAACAACAATCGCCGTGCGTACTCTACTAGAGTATTAACAGAACAATATGAAATGCCTTTCAATGTAGATAGCATGTCAATGTCATCTACACGAACCATGCTTGCAAAAGTTCGCGGATTGATGAATGAATCAAAACAAACTCCTGACTATCACAATATCCAATCATCAAGTTCATATATGAAACTGGTATTCATGGAGCAAGCACTTGCAGATCATTATACTGAATTACGCTCACAACCGCGAGCAAGAATCATGGTTGAGAACGAAGAAGTTGAAAAGTCACAAGTTGTACTCGCAGCACAAGACATGGTAGACCAAATACAAAAAATGCTTGAAGATGTTGGGCAAATGCAAGTTAAAGAATTGCCTGCATTAGTATCCAGTATTGAAAGCGAAATTGGCGTAAACGAAAGTCAAGCATATAATGATGCAGTTTCAGCACAATTAGATTCACTGTCTGCCTCATTAAAAGAATCTTCAAGTGCATTGAAGAATGCATTGAATAGTCTAACTGGTCAAACCGTAGATGCAGCGTTTGATGCCGGTGCTGATTTAGGGGCAGATGCTGGTATGGACGCAGGATTAGATGCTGGTATGGACGCAGATATGGGTGATGAAGCATCTGCGATTCCTCCCCCAACTGAAGAACCAGAAATGCCTCCATCGGGTGGGGTAGGTAGAGCAAAGAGATAATATGTTTCTATTTGAACTTGATGGTGGAGACCCGTTAAGTACTACACTCATCGTTCTTGTTAATCAGCTTAAATCTGATGTTGAGCGCGGTGCGATTGATCCTAGTAGCTATACAACGGAAGAGTTTTTAGATTATCTACAAGATAACGGGGATATTGTTTTAGATGTAACTGACTTGTATGATATGATTAAGAACCCGCCATTAAATACTGTTATTAAAAATATTCAAGGTGATAAAATTATCTTCAAAGGACATGATGATACACAAGCACCCCCGGATCAAACTCAAAGTCAACAAGTGGTTGGTCAAATGGCTCAAAATGCGATGCCAACACAATGATAACTGTTACCGATAAAGCAACCAACAAAGTAAAACAAACTCTTGCTAAAAGGGGTAAGGGATTAGGAATCAGAATAGGTGTCAAAACGACAGGCTGTTCTGGTTTGGCCTATGTACTAGAATATGTTGATATCCCACTCAATGAAGATTTGAAAATTGATTGTGACGGGTGCGCTTTATATGTTGATCCAAAAAGTTGTGCCTATCTTCAAGGGATGACAATAGATTATGTCCGCAATGGACTTAATGAAGGGTTTGAATTTTTAAATCCAAATGTTCGTGATAAATGCGGATGTGGAGAAAGTTTTAGGATCTAACCAAATCAGTTGATACTTGGAATATAATTGACTATAATTGACTATAATTATGTATAATCCAAACAAATATAAATACGAACCAATTAAAAGAACTGATACCTCTGAAGGTCGCCGATATGCCACACCAGATGGCGAGAAGCTGCCAAGTGTTACTACAATACTAGAAGCAACCAAATCAGAAGAAAGTAAACAAGCATTACAAAATTGGCGAAGGTCCGTTGGAGTTCAAAAAGCACAAGAAATTACCACTGAAGCTGCAAGTCGCGGAACAAGAATGCATAAATTCTTAGAGGATTATATTAAGACTGGCATAGTTACTGCATCTGGATCAAATCCATACAGCATACAAAGCCATAGTATGGCAAAGCAAATTATTGAGCAGGGACTGATAAACTGTAATGAATACTGGGGAACAGAAGTTCCACTTCACTATCCTAAGATATATGCAGGTACTACTGACTTGTGTGGAGTTCATAGTGGATCAGATGCAATTATGGACTTCAAGCAAACAAATAAGCTAAAAAAACGAGAGTGGATTGATGATTACTTTTTACAACTAGTATTTTATGGAACCGCACATAATGAAGTTCATGGTACTAAAATACGCAAAGGTGTTATCTTTATGTGTACCAAAGACAACGTGTATCAAGAATTCATAATTGAAGGGGCTGAATGGGACCAGTATGTAACTAAAATGTGGTACAGAGCAGAGGAATACTATAATAAATTTGTGTAATTTTGATAAATAAGTGTGAGTCGCGGGACTGCAATCCCCACTCACTCTAATGCTACAAGGAGCAATCAGCATGAATATTTATTCAAAACTCTATCCGCCTTGCGGATTCTATGTTTACGCATATATCCGTAAGTATGGCAATACTCCTTATTACATAGGAAAGGGTAAATTAGGTAGAGCGTGGACCCCTCACAAAAATATCGCTGTGCCTAAGGATCCTGAAAAAATAATAATATTAGAGAGTAATCTCACTGAGATAGGTGCATTCGCAATTGAACGACGAATGATAGCTTGGTATGGGAGAAAAGATTTAGGAACAGGCATACTCCGTAATCTAACAGACGGTGGCGAGGGAACGTCTGGTGCAGTATACGGACCGTATTCTGACGAAAGAAAACAAAGCATGTCTCAAGCAAGAATAAAAGGTATCAATGAGGGGAAAATTGTAGCATGGAACAAAGGTTTAACTGGGTTACAAGAGGCATGGAATAAGGGCAAAACATTAACACCTGAACAAAAAATAAATATGGGCCCGCCTAAGGGCAGAATTCCCTGGAATAAAGGTAAAACAGGAGTCCAAGAAGGATGGAACAAAGGAAAAAAATTAGGTCCTTCTCATAATAAAGGTATACCTTCAGGCAAAAAGGGAATGACATATGAAGAAATCTACGGTCCTGAAAAAGCAGCAGAATTAAAAGAATTACGCCGAAATAAAAAACGAGATTACTGGTCTTCTAAAACAACCAAGTAGAAGGTAATGAATTTGACAAATATAGTGACATGTGGTTTAAGCGGGTAGAACAATACTACATGAAGTTCATGGTACTAAAATACGCAAAGGTGTTATCTTTATGTGTACCAAAGACAATGTTTATCAGGAATTCATCATTGAAGGTAATGAATTTGACAAGTATAGTGACGTGTGGTTCAAACGAGTAGAACAATACTACACAAAATTCCTTTAGCGATTAAGTAATTATTATGATAAATAAGTGTAAACGTGAAGAATTACACTTATGGCCATAGTACAAATCTCAAAGATAACACAACGAGCAGGAAATCTAGTTGATCTACCTCAGCTAGATAACGGCGAATTTGGTTGGGCAACCGACACAAATCGTCTTTTCATAGGCAAAACTGGAAATGTTTATGCAGATGAAAATATTGAAGTACTAACTTCTTATTCAAATATAAATTTCAGTCAGATTACCGGCTCAGACGGAGGAAACTTTAATATTTCTGCTGCTCAAAATGGACAAATATTAACTTATGTGTCAAGTACTGATACTTGGGAAAATTATTCAGGTAATGCTAGTCAATTTGGCGGAACTAAACTACAATTAGGAAGTGTATCAAACATTTCAATGACAGGCGGAGCCATTGGGTATGTGCTAGAAACAGACGGCTTAGGTAATTTATCCTGGACACCTAAGAATTCTTTAAGAACTACTATAATAGGATTGACTAATAATGTAACTGGTAATATTGTTACAATGACAGTTGCAAACACTACTCCATATATCAACAGCCAATCAATTACTATATCTGGCGCAAATATTTCTAATAGTAGCGCAAGTGCAAATATCAATAGTCAAACATTTTATGTTAAAGTTGATGCAAATTTTAGTGCTAATAGTAGTGTAGTTGGTTCAGGTAATGTAGTATTGTACACTGATACTGGTTTATCAACCACAGCCAATGGTGCTGGATTATTGTCGTATACAGCGAATACAGGTACTGCAACAGCAGTACTAGGTAGCGGTAGCGGCGGCGCCGTCGCAGGTGGTTCAAATAGATCAGTACAATTTAATGACCAAGGCACCTCAAACGGTGTTGCAGGATTTACATTTGATAAATCTACCGCAACCTTAACAGTTTTTTCAGGTAATATTAGTACTCAAAACATAAATGCAACATCACTAATTACTGCTCCTGTATTAATTTCCAATATTGCAACCGGTACGGCACCGTTAACCGTAACAAGTACAACACCAGTAGCTAATTTATCAGTAGCAACTGCAGGCAGTGCAACAACTGCCGGTACAGTAACAACTGCGGCACAGGGTAATATCACAAGTGTTGGAATATTAACTGGATTAACAGTTGGTAATGTAACTGCTAATGCAGTATTTGGCAATGGAACAATTGTATTGACGAGTTTAGGCAATATTACAGGTGGTAATTTATTAAGTGCGACATACTTAACAGGTACAGTAACAACTGCGGCACAGGGTAATATCACAAGTGTTGGAATATTAACTGGTCTTGTTGTTGCGGGTAATATTACACCTAATGCAAACATAACATATAATTTGGGTAATAATACAAATAGATTTAATGATTTGTATTTGGCTAATAGTACGATCTATATAGGCGCACAAACAATTAGTGCCAATACAACCTCTGTTTCTATATCTGGACAACTTGTTGCTACTATATCAGGTAGTGCAACTACAGCAGGTACGGTAACAACTGCGGCACAACCAAATATTACAAGTACCGGTTCATTGACAACTTTAACGGTTACTGGTAGCGCATTCCTTAGTACTACTAGCGGTAACGTGGGAATAGGCACTTCATCTAGTACTGCTAAATTAAGCGTTAACGGAGGAACAAGCACATCACAAATTCGCTGGGAAGTAAATAACGCCGGCTATGTACAAGAGGTGTCTACCAACGCAGCACAAAGTGGGTATGTGTACAAGTCCACCGATGCTTCATACCATGTGTGGAAAACGAGTAGCTCACCAGCAATGACCCTTGATGCAAGTCAGAACCTTGGTATCGGGGTTGCGCCGAGTGCTGGCCGGTCGTTGACTGTAGGGAAAAATGTTACCGGAAGCGTGACTTCAATCGGAGTTCAGAATAACGGGCAAATTCAAAGTGATGTCATCAACAACTACATCGGATATTACTCATACCCATCCACTGTTGCAGCGGCATTTACGATACCGAGCCTCTATCACTACATAGCAGGCGGCATAAGTACCATGGGTGCCGGGTCTGCGGTTACCTACCAAACAGGTTTCCTTGCGGATTCTACGCTTACTGGTGCCACTAATAACTACGGGTTCCACGGGATTATCGCCGCTGCCACTGGCAGGTACAACCTGTACATGTCGGGGACTGCGGATAATTACTTGGCTGGCAAACTAATACTTGGCATAAGTCAAGGAGTTGTACAAAACGGCGCAGATGGCTACTTGGGTATTTCAGGTGGATCAAGTGTCGGACTTGGCGGTGCGATAATTGCATTCGGTGAGGCTCACGCTACCGCCCCCAACGAAATCCATTTCCGCAATAGTACGAACACCACACGGATGACCATCCTATCCGGCGGCAACGTGGGTATTGCCAATATTGCCCCAACTCATACATTAAGTGTTACCGGTACCGCATCTGTTTCCGGTAATATAACAGCAGGTAATGTTGCAGCAACAACATTCACCGGTGCATTAACAGGTAATGCAACTACAGCAGGTACAGTAACAACTGCGGCACAAGGTAATATCACAAGTGTTGGTACATTGACAGGTTTAAGTGTTTCCGGTAATATAACAGCAGGTAATGTTGCAGCAACAACATTCACCGGTGCCTTAACTGGTGCTGCAACTACAGCAGGTACAGTAACAACTGCGGCACAAGGTAATATAACAAGTGTTGGTACATTGACAAGTTTAAGTGTTACTGGTAATATAACAGCAGGTAATGTTTCAGCAACAACATTCATCGGTAATGCAACTACAGCAGGAACAGTAACAACTGCGGCACAACCAAATATTACAAGTACCGGCACATTAACAAGTTCAAGTGTTACTGGTAATGTAAATATCAATACTGGAACACCGGTACAATATAATACAGATGGATCAATCATATCTGGTAGGCTATTAGGTAGGTATGCTAATCGTACGGGTAATATTAATTCTTATTTTGCTGATTATAACGGAACCAATTCTATAACATCTACTGATGCATTAAGGGCGGGCCAATTGGGTCGACAACTTGATTCTGGTATAGGAAATAGTAATATATCAATGGCGCTTGGTACTAATTATGGCAGTAAAGCAGCCGGATTGGCATTTGTGTCAGGAACTGCAGATGATGTTCTTGCAATAGCAATAAATGGCACACCATTGTATCTAGGTAATGTAAATGCAGTAATGTTGGGTTACCCTACAGTGGGCCCTAGAATATTAGTTCAAGACTATGCATTACTTGATAGTGCGCCCAATGTGATTACCTATATAGCAAATACTCACTCTTTCAACGGTAATGTAAATATCAATAACAATAATGGTAATGGTAATGTAAATATCAATACTGGAACACCTGTTCAATATGCTACAGATGGATCAATCTTATCTGGTAGAATGTTAGGTAGGTATGCTAATGCGGCAGGCCTTGCTGCTAATATGTTTGCTGACTATGACGGTACTAATACGATAACTTCAATGAATGATGGCTTAAAAGTACTTTCGTTGGGTTCATCAACTTTTACTAATATAGGAAATAGTAATATATCAATGGCGCTTGGTACTAGTTACGGCAGCAAAGCAGCCGGATTGGCATTTGTGTCAGGAACTTATACAGATATTCTCAGGCTGACAACAGGTCTGGAACCATTGTATACAGGTAATGTAAATGCAGTAATGTTAGGTTATCCTACAGCGGGGCCTAGAATATTAGTTCAAGACTATGCATTAGCTGATAGCGCAGCCAATGTGATCACCTATATAGCAACTACTCACGATTTCAACGGTAATGTAACAGTGGACAGCCTCACGTTTTCTGATACCTACGCTACTGGCATCAGAGACCTCAAGGCTATCAACAGCGGACAGCTTGCTGGCCTACGCAATCGGATCATCAACGGGAACATGATGGTGTGGGGGCGTGGAACGTTTATAACCAACCCCGCAAACGGATCATTTTTAGCAGACCGATGGTTCCTAGTTACCACCGGAACTGTGCCTGCCGTAGCAACGCAGTCCACCAATGTCCCAAATGCACAGTCTCTGTACTCGCTACTCTACAACGGGTCTGCGGGGAACACCGTGATTTCCCTCGCACAGCGCATTGAGTCGTTAAATATGTACGACATGAGCGGACAGATTGTGACGGTATCGGCGTGGGTCTACTCCAGTGATTCGCGCACGGTCACCATGGACCTTGTGTACCCAACTGCCACTGACAACTACACCTCGTACATCAACCTCGGGTCTAACGTATCTGAGGCCGAAACTGGGTGGAGAAAAATAACGTACCAGTACACCATACCGGCGCAGCAGTTCGGCCTGCAGCCTTCGTTGACGTTCGGCGCGGTAGGGGCCGGGATATCGGTCGGCATAGCGCAGGTACAAATTGAGATTGGTTCCGTGAACACTAAGTTTGAGCAACGGTCTTACGGGCTGGAGCTGTCGCTGTGCCAGCGGTACTTCTACAAAACCTACGATCAATCTCTGACCCCTGGCGCGGTGGGTGGCAGTGCCGGATCTATAGGGGGGATTGCGACAGCCGGTGGGCTAGCGGTAATAACTGGTTCGTTCCCAGTGACCATGCGTACTACCCCGACGGTGGTCTACTACAACCCAGTAAGTGGGGCTGTCGGCACATGGATGGACGGTGGCGCCACTGCTAGGGCGGTGTCTATGACAGCGTCGGGGTCATCCGGCGTATTGACCCTGTGTACCGTTTGCGCAGCATCATCATCTCTTGTCGGGCAACTCACCGCTTCCGCAGAATTTTAAAAGGCTATCATGTACAAACTAACCAACACAACTGCCGTCATCCGGCTCTCTGACAGGGCTTACATTCCGACAGACCCCGCAAACTCCGACTACCAGCGATACCTTGCGTGGGTAGCAGAGGGAAACACACCAGAGCCCGCCGATCCACCGCCGGTTGCCACGTACCAAGAACTCCGCCGTGCAGCCTACCCCGACGCCACGGACTACCTCGATGGGATCGTTAAGGGTGACGCGGCTCAGGTGCAGGCTTACATCGCTGCGTGCCTAGACGTTAAATTGAGGTACCCCAAGTGATTGCCAACGAAATATCGTTTATCACCGTGGCGAAAGCATTATTGAAGTTGCAGTTGGCAGACTTTAACAATAAATAAGATATAGGAATAAAAATGACAACATACGCATATACAGCAAACATTGCAACACCAGCAGCTTCGGCAAACATTGCAACCGATAAAGTAAGAATAGCCACTTCTAATGCAGCTATTCAATACACTACTAGTTACCCTAATGTAGCACTAAGTGGAACTGTAACATGTGCTACTAATAGTAATACAGTAACCGGCTCAGGAACATTATTTTTAACAGAATTAGGAATCGGTTATTGGATTGGCAATACTACTGGAAACACAGTTGGCATTGTTAAATCAATTGCCAATAACACTAGTTTAACACTAACAGCAAATGCTGCTGTAGCAATATCAGCTACTACAGCAAGATATAATCCTTACGGTGTGCCTTATACAGTGGCAACTGCAAATAGTGAAGTCATTCCGGCAAACACTGTAAATAATAGTATTATTGTAGGGCAGGGTAACATTGTTTCTTTCTTAACCGTAGCAGGAGCTAACACTATATTCTCTATTACAGAATTGGGTATGCCGCATCCAAACAGCGGCACCTCTGGTGTTAATCCAGTTGGAAATAACCCATCCGGACTTCCCAACTATTGATTTTTAGCTCCTTAAGATAAATATATTGATATAGCATAATAAGGTGCTTCGTAATGTTCTCATTAACGGCGGCTAGAACCCGCAACCCATAATAGGAGAAATCAAAATGGGACGCCCTCTAAAAATCGCAAAGGCTCAAGCAGTCTTAACAATCACAAATACAGCAACAACAGGCAGTATCGTTACAATTTCAGGTGGAAATCTAACTACAACCCCTACAGTAGGTGTAGCTAACGGTATGTCATTTGTACCTGCATCAAGCATTAGTGGTTTAGTAGCCAACACAATATATTATGTTGATACTATTTTATCAAACACTACATTCAGCGTTTCAACTACACAATTAAGTGTTCAACCTCG